TGTTCATTATCAGGGAAGCAATTACACCACAACACAGGCTCTCGGATTTGTAACTCAAGTAAATCAAAAAGAATTCTCAATAACTATCGTTACAAGAAATCTGCGAAACAATAACGGAGCTTATGAATACCTCGACAAAGTCAAAGCCGAATTAAGCGGATTTCAAATTGATGAATGTACATCTCTAATGCCCACAAAAGATTTTTTCATTTCGGAAAACAAAGGAATTTGGCAGTACGGTATTAATTTCACACTTAAAACTCAAAATATACAAACAATATAAACCCCATAGGAGGATAAAATATGCCTGCAAGTTTTCTACATGGTGTAGAGACAATTGAAATCACCAAAGGTGCAAGAACTATACAGACCGTTAAAACTGCGGTCATTGGTATTATAGGAACTGCTCCGATTGATGAAGTCGAAGAAGAATATAGAACTATTAACGAGCCGACTTTAATTCTTAATGAGACGGAAGCATTGAGATATTTTGGAAAATCAAAAGCCGGATTCACAATTCCCGATGCCCTCGATGCAATGTTTGATCAGGGAGCCGGAATTGCTATCGTAATAAATGTGTTTAACCCTGCAAAACACGAAACAGTTGCGGATGTTAAATTATCAGACATCATTGGCGGTGTTGATGCAACAACAGGAAAAAGGACTGGATTAAAAGCATTTGAAGATTGCTACTCTTTGTTTGGATACTATCCTAAAACTTTAATTGCTCCTGTTTATTGTGAAAACACAGCAATTGTTTCTGAAATGAATGTTATTTGTAACAAAATAAGAGCGATGGGAATTGTTGATGCTCCTGTCGGAGCTTCCGTTCAAGATGTAATAACAGGAAGGGGTTCTCAGGGAACTATAAACTTTAATACCTCTTCAGAGCGTATAATTCTTTGTTATCCGCATTTAAAAGTTTACGATACTGAAACGGATACAATAAAATTACAGCCTTATTCTCAAAGGTTGGCAGGAGTAATTGCCGCCAAAGATATCGAAAAAGGCTACCATTGGTCACCGTCTAACACAGAAATTCAGGGAATCGTTGGTGTTGAAAAACAATTAACATCAATGATTAATGATCCGACTTCTGAAGTAAACACTCTGAACGAAGCCGGAATTGTAACTGTGTTTAATTCCTTTGGTACGGGATTCAGAACTTGGGGAAACAGATCGGCGGCATTCCCATCTTCAACTCTTCCGACTAATTTCATAAATGTCAGAAGAAGAAATCAAGTTACACACGTTAATTAAAAAACACGAATGGCTTGAACATGTTAATACTGCAAAATCTGAAAGAGAATTAACAAGACGTTTGCAATCTGTAGCATATGATTTACATCAAGGCAACCTCTTTGATATGGCAGAAATATTTACACACGCAGATTTAAAAGCAGTAAGAGTTGATGATAGTTTCCACGACACAACAGAAGGCAAAAGTCGAATAGGTTTTGACGGAACTGCCAGAAGCTTCGGTGAAAGTGCAAATGTTTATGCAGAAAGAATTAGAGGTTATATTAAAGAATTACAAAAATCTCAACCGTTATTACCTCAAACAAAAATTCCAAGAGCAAACAAAATCAATGAAGCCATTACACAAGTAAATCCTGACGGAAGTACAAATATTAAAGGTGTATATAAGGATAAAGATGGACTTATTGTAATCAAATTTAATGAAGTTGAAGATTGGGAAGCAATCGGATTTCCTAAAGGTTCAATTTCCCATGGAATAGAAATTCAAAAAGGTGAGAAAGGTGATGCAGAATTATCCGAAGATGTAAATACAGGAAATATCAAATTCTTCGTACATGGTCTTGATTATTCAAACCAGTTGGCTAAATTTGATGCATTCTCACTTGTTGATTCTGATGCTTTATTATCCGTAAGTTACGCAGAACGACCTGAAAGTAAATTTAGATTTTTCAGACCACAGGGTGTATTATTAGACGTTAATTCTAAGTACATTCATGGTGGCGGTAATACAAATGCCGGTTCAGGTTGTGGCAAAGACATTGCAGAATTTAAGAACAATTATATATTCGGAGGTCATAGAGAATCTGATAGGCTATATATTTCAGACTTAATTAAAAAAGCAACAGGTATGACAGATGAGCAATACGTGGATTTTGTTGAACAAAATAAAGATAGACCTATCCAAGAAATAGAACCTGTTGAAATTAGAGATAAAATTGTGAAAGCCTTTGCAACGATTAATTCTAATACAAGAAAAGGTAAACGTGAATATAATGAAATGTATATTTCAAATCCCAACGAAGTAATGGGTGTATTTGCGTACAGCATGGATTATAATGAAACAATTGGTAATCCTGTTAATTTCTTAAATAGAAGTTCTATTGGTAAATATGAAAAAGGCTATGGAACAGTTGGAGATATTTCTGTTAGAGAACGTACTGAATTTTTGCGTCAATACGCACTTGAAAGGGATTTACCTTTCATTATATTTGGTGATTAATTGTAATAAAAAATATCCAATATGTTACAAAAAAAGTAACACAATTGTAGTTGTGTTACAAAAAAGGATACACAATGGATATATTCGCCATTTGGAAGGTAATATGGACAGGCAGATAAAGGAGTACAGGCATATGGAATGCGTAGAACCAATTAGAAATAAAGAAAAAATAGAATTAGTAAAAAGAATATTAAAACAACATGGAACTCGTGATTTTTTATTATTTTTGATGGGAATTAATATTGGACTCAGGATTTCAGACATTTTAAAACTAAAAGTTAGTGATGTAAAAAATAAAAACTATATTGAAATCACAGAGCAAAAGACAGGAAAATATAAAAGATTTCCAATTACCGAATCGTTTAAAGAGGTTTTGGAAGATTATATTATAGACAAAAGTCCAGAAGAATGGCTATTTCCAAGCCAACGAGGTGATAAACCGATAACTCGAATTCAGGCATATAGAATAATTAATAATGCTTGTTTTCAGACAGGAATAACTGCAAGAATTGGAACTCACACCCTCCGAAAAACATTCGGATATCATTTTTATAACAAAACAAAGGATGTCGCATTACTTCAATGTATTTTTAATCACTCAGCACCGTCAGTTACACTTGCTTATATTGGTATAAATCAAGATATTATTGATTCTAACTTACATGCATTTGCCTTATAATTGTAACAATTTTCTGCTAATTGTAAAGATTTGCACTAAAACCCTAAAGTTTTTCAAAAAAATGCCGATAAAAAATATGTAACACAACTACAATTTTGTTACATAAATAGCGAAAAATAGAAGGTAAAAGTAAAGAAATGGGTTTTAACGACTTTTGGATCAACAATAACGGTAAAAAGGAACATTTAAATAACGCAAAACATGGTGTGCGTAAAGAACAGGTGGATAAAAAATTCCACAACCTTTTTGATGCTTATGATGCCAACAGTGACGGAACTCTCGAAAGTGAAGAATTAGGCGGAGTTTTTAAAGGATTAACAAAATTTGCAGGAGCAGATAAAACTCTTGATGCAACTGAAAATAAACAAGTTGCAAGTTTATTTGCAAATCAAGCAGGGATTGAAAATGCAGATTTTATGGGATTTGTAAGGTCGGTTTCAAAAGCAACTGAAGATATCGTTGATTCAAAAACAACTCCAACCGCTGATGGTGGTCGTGAAGTTACAACCACATACAAAGACGGTTCTATTGAAACGATTTCCTACTATCCTGATGGTGAATATAAATTTAAAAAGTTGGATCAAAAAGCAACCACTACTACTAATTTTTACACAGTTGGCGATAATTTAAATAAAAAATATACTGCCGCTGAAATTGAAGGTAGGGTTAAAAAAGCATACCAACAAAAAGTTGCTCAAATTAAAGCAAGTGCAGAGAAAAATAAACCTGTTGAAGGCAGAGCAATTGCAATTATTCCCGATTACAATCAATTCAAACAAGAATATATGCAACGTAATAGAATCAATCAGGGTTCACATACTCATAATTTTGAAAGACACGATTTTGAATTATCCGAAAGAGGAAAGCAAGATGTTGCAGTTCGTGATTTTGTTTTGAGTCATTACATCGATACACACAAAGCCGCTCAGGAAGCACTTGAGTCAATGGGTATATTAGACGATGTCGGTGCCGCAATAAATGCCGGAGCCGGCGAACTTTGGAATTCAATCAAGAATGTTTGGAACGGAACAGAAGAAGAATACCAAAATTTCTACGAATTATCTAAAAAGTTTGAGCCAAACTACAACAAAGCATTAAGAGAAAGCGGTAGTTTGGATGTAATGAGAAATAATCCTGAAATGTTTTTCAGAGGATTTGAAACTGATTTCAAAAAAGATATGGGACACAAATACAATTTGGAAAATTCTGTTCAATTCCAACAAACTGCTGAACAATACCAAAATGCTCAAATTTTAAAACAAAGAATAGATATCTTAAATAAAGCAATGCAAGAAGTTAGAATGTATCAATCAGAACAAGATGCATTGGTTTACGCCCCTGCTCAAAACGAAGGTCTTAATCCTGCAAGCCACATTGTAAGTGCAAATAAATTATTATTGCAATATTTTAATAACGATCAAGAAGCCGTTGATATGATTTTAAATGGCACTATTGGAAATGCAGATGCAACAATAAAGGCAATTTCAGGAATTAAAGAAGATACAGAAAAATTAAATAAAGCTGTTCTTGATGGTAAAACATTCGACCAAATCCAAGAAGATTATAAATCTCAATATAAAGCTATGTACGGCACAGATTTTGTACCTGATGAATTAACCGACAAAGTTATGGATGCGAAAGCAACAGGCGGAATGGTTAAACTTGCCGCTATAACAATAGTTTCTATTTTAGTAACCCGCAGTCCGATTATGGCAGAAATTTCAGGAGCGGCGGCAGGAAGTGCAGAAGCAACAGGAGCGGCGGCAAATTTAGTTAGAACTCTTGTTGCAAAATATGGTCAAACAGCAGTTCAACAGGGAATTAAACTTGCTATGACAAGCGGAACTCTTGCCACAGATGTTGGTTTGACTTTAATTAACCAAGCTACAAGCGAACGTGGTGTAAATGGCGAAGAACTTTGGGAAAGTACCAAAGGTTCTGCTAAATATATTTTCTTCGGTGCATATGTCGGTGCTCCGATGGCACAGGCAGTTTCAAGATCACTTGGTAAAATCGGTGCAACTTCAAGATTATTTGAAGGTGGCACTAAAACTGCAAATGGTGCAATTCAAACAACAAGCATTTCCGGGGATAAGTTAATCCAAAACTTCGTTAAAGGTGGCAATAAAGTTCTTACAACTGGTGGTGCATTCTTGACAGATGTAGCGGCATTTACAGGATTAGAAGTCGCAACAGAAGGTGCAAACCTTAAAGATGCACTTTCTGAACAGGGACAAATGCTTTCTAAATTAAAATTAATGAACCACGTTTTAGAATATATGCTTGGTGCTAAAGCACATACTGCAACTTCAAGAGCAAATTTAGATGCGGCAATTGAAAAATCAGGAGTTAAGAATTGGAATATAAAAGAAATTAAAACTCCTCAAAAAACTCAATATATTGTTGATATAGATGGACTTCCTGTCGGCAAATTTGAAGATGCAAATCAACTTGCAACAGCAATGCTTGAAAGAGTAACTGCAAATTATAGTGAAAGTGCAAAACCTCAAACGAGAACTCAAATAACCAAACCTGAAGGTGAGGTTAAAGCAACTCCTGAAATAGAAGTTAAAACAGAAAAATTTAAGCCCCAAAATAAACCTGATATAGAGGGTTCAAATGAAATAGTTGTAGATAAAGAAGTTTCTGGTGAACCACGTATTAAAATTGAATATAAAGATACCAAAACTGAAAAAGAAGTTCTGATTGAAAAAGTTGACAAAATGTTAGATGATATTTTATCACGTGTTGATACTTCCGCATATAACACAAAGAGGAAAAAAGAAGGAATAGAACTTTTGGAAGAATTATTATGGGATGATGTTGATTTAAAATTAACTGCGGAAGAAAAAGAATTAATGAAAGCAGTTATTGTTAAACAGAGTTATGGTTCAGTTACTGCTGATAAAATTCGTGATAACGATAAATCTATTGTACATCGGTTCTTAGAGAAATATAATCAGATGACAGAAGGGAATTCTAATATTATCTTGGTTTTGAGATGCTTAAAAGATAATAATGGCTTAAACGATGAGCAATTCAATCCATTTGAAGTCTATAATACTTTATATAAAGGAAAAATATTTAAAAGATTATCAGCACAAGAAATAAACATTGTAAATGATATATTGACAAGTGATAGTAGAGGTTCTGTAGAAGAACAAATTAAACGTGCGAAATTTGATTATAGAGAAATAGCAAATCGTGATTTGGTAAATTTAATTGAAAATAAACTTGGTTTAAGTGGTGGTCGTGCTACAGACTCTTATGAAGAATTTTTGTATTGCACAAAGGAAGAATTTGAGGCAAAAATTCAACGTTTAAATGAGCGTCCTGAATTAATAGATAATGTTAAAAAATTCAAATTTGAGACTTGGAAAAATCTTTTGAATATGCCAATAGAAGAATACAGAAAAATTGTTACTCCTGTTGAAAATCGTGAAGGAGGAACTTTAGATACCGATGCATATAGAAGAACAATAAAAACTGAACTTGAAAAGCCACAACCTTATGATATTCAAGAAGCATTGGAAGTATCAAGTGAGAGAAATTTCATATTTTCTTTTGGAACAAGAGCATATCGAGCAGAAAAGCTTGTTCAGTTTAAGCCATTAGAGAAAACTAAAACAGAGGCTGTATTGGAAACTCTTCCTACAACAAAAGAATCTATGGAACAATTAGAGCAAAATGGTAAAGTTCAAATTGATATTAAAAATAAGGGTGGTTTAAATCCTACAAGAACAGAAGAACCAATCATTCACCCTGACGATGTTTCAAGATTAGGTCAGGTAGAAAAAGCAGGAATAAAAATTAAATATGGAGCAAAGACCAATTGGAGCAATTCAAAAATTGCTCGTGATATTATGCAAAACTTCTATGATGGCAATGGTCATACTTTAGAAGGTGTGAATATTGAAGTTACCAAAACTCCTGAAGGCAAATATTTAGTTAAGATCAGTGGAGAAGGCAATTATGATTATGATCGCTTAGAATCTTTAGGTAACAGTTCTAAAGATGGAGATTCTTCAAATGCAGGTGCCTTTGGAGAAGGTACAAGAATAGTTGCAGTTAATTTATTAGCAAGACCTGATACAAAAAATATAAAATATGCTTGCGGTGAATGGGAAATGAATTTTGGTCGTTCATCTGATGATATTCAAACAGCAGATATGACTCAAACTTTGAATAAAAATAATCAAAAAGTTAAAGGTAATTATATTAAATTTGAAACTGCTGATGAGGAACTTGTCAAAGAAATTCTTAATTCAAAAGATTATTTCTACCAGCCTTATAACAAAGATTTTCAAAATTTTGACTATGAAAATGAATTTTTTGGATTTAAACTTTTACCTAATGAAAAAGGTAATGTATATGTTGTTCAACGATATGAAACACAAGATGGTATAGAAAACTCCTTGGAAAATTTATCACTGGTGTTCAAGAAAATGCCAAATGATCCGGAAATTACTGAGAAAAATGACGGTCAAGAATTTGAAATTGGAACAGGCAGGGACAGAATTCTTTTAAGTGAAAGAAAAATAGGAGAACTAATTTCAAGATATTTAAAAACAGTCCCTGATGAAGAATTAATGCAAACACTTGCAACAATGAAAGATTCTTGGATTGTTAGCAAAGAAAAAACTCCTAATAAAATGCTGTTGCCTCTAATAGAAGAAGCAAAAAGCAGAAAACTCGGTTTTGCATTTGAAGAACCTGATACTAAAACTAAAAAAATTATGCAAGCCTTTGGTATTGGTCTGAAATATATGGCTGTTCCCGAAGTCGCATCTCCTAATGATATAGAGATGATTAGATTAATGGGTTATACGCCAGTTATTCATGAACTTGCAGGCATGGGAATACAAGAATTTGCAAGACCTAACGAGAACCAAAAACAACCAATTGTTCCAACTCAAAGAGAACTTCAAAAACTTCAATTAGTGAGTGAAGCTGTTGGGGTAATTAAAGATAATCTTGAACTTGAAAATTATGACCATATTTCAGATAAGGAAGCTCTCGCACCAACTATTATAGTTGAAAATGGGACTGATCCTAATGAAGCCGCTGAAGCTATTTTGTCTAATGGAGAATTAAAAGGTGAGTGGATGACAAGAGCCCATTTAGAATGTGAAAGATTTACTACTTTACTGAGTACAAAACTACATGAAATTACTCATAAATATGGTGGAGACATAAGTTCATCATTCTCTGATGCATTGGTAAATCTACAAGTTACAATTATGAAAGGACTTGTTCATAATCCTGAATCATTAGCAAAATTAAGAGTTCTTGAGGATGTTTTCAATGAAGTTGATGGTAAGTCTGTTGTTGAAAATTATGTGGCTGATGGTAAATTTAATGCTTTAAAATTTAGCAAAGATATAGAAAAAATCTTATCAGAGCCTTTTGATTATGTTGAATATAAAGAAGAAACCAACCAAGGCATTGCTAAAAGTATGGCTAAGAGTATTAATATAGAAACTTTGCCAATAGATGAAGGATCAGGTTTATTAGCAAAAGTTCGCAGAGTATTTCGTAAATCAAAAAGATTTTATCCGACTTCTATGTCAAGTAAATACGAAGTTCCTACAAAGAAATATGAATTTGAACATCCTGAAAGACAAGAATATAACCCTATTGAAACTACATTACCAACAACTAATGAAGTATTAACACAACTAAGTGAGTCTGGTAGAGTTGAAATATCAATTCCGAATAAAGGAGGAATGAATCCGACAAATGCAGAAAATCCTATTATTCATACGGATGATATTTCAAAATTAGATAAAACATTAAAAGCAAAAATTAAGATAAGATACGGTGCAAAAACAAATTGGAGCGAATTTAAAATCGCTCGTGATATTATGCAAAACTTCTATGATGGTAATGGTCATACTCTTGAAGGTGTCGATATTAAAATTGATAGAGAGCCTAATGGAAGTTATATAGTAAGAATTTCAGGTGATGGACAATATGATTACTCTCATCTTGAATCAATAGGTGACAGTACAAAAGATGGTGATTTTGATAATGCCGGAGCATTTGGTGAAGGAACGAGAATTGTTGCGGTTAATTTACTTTCGCATCTTGATACCCCTTATGTAAAATATGCTTGTGGTGATTGGGAAATGAATTTTGGTCGTTCTTCTGATGATATTCAAACCGCAGATATGACTCAAACTCTACATAAAAATTCTTCTCCTGTGAAAGGTAATTACATTGAATTTAAAACAGAAAACGAAAAATTAATTCAAGAAATCATAAATTCCAAAGATTTCTTCTATCATCCTGAAAATCCTGATTTCCAAAATTTGCTCTACGAAAATGAATTTTTCGGAATAAAAGTACTTGAAAATAAAGAAAAACAAGGTAGTTTTTATTTGGTTCAAAAATATGAAACAGAAAATCCTGAACAAGATATGAAAGGTATTAGTATTGTTCTCAAAAAAGGTGATAAAGATCCTGAAATCAAGAAAGCTCAAGGGCATAATATTATCGTTAGAAGATCAGTCGAAACTGGTCGTGATAGAGTTTCAATATCAAGTTCACAAGCGAGAGAATTGGGTCGGACGTACGGTATGACAATGAGGGAACAAGAATTAGTTCATACGATCTCGGCATTAAGAAATTTTTATACGTTGCCTGTAGGCAGTTTGCTTGGACGAAATCTTGACAATGAAAAACTTATTAATTCTACAGAATTAAATTTTATTTGCGGATTGATTAGTGCCGCTGCATCTAAACATATACAAATTGACCTAAAAGATTTAAAAATGGCAACCGTTTCAGATTCTGATCTAAAGTATAATGAACAAGAGGTTTCGGATTTATTAAAAAGAGGTTATCGATTTGTTCCAGAATCATTTAAGGATATAGGGGTACCTAATGTTAGTCTTGCATATAAGAATGAACATAGGATAAAATCATTAGAACCAACAAAAATTGAACACCAAAAACTTCAATTGATAAACGAAGCAATTCAATTATTTGCTAAAAATGACACCCGAGGAACTATTCCTAAAATAACTCCTGATAAGCTGTATATTTTTGATGCTTCGGCTCAAAAGCACACCGATATTTATGCCGCAGTTAATGATAAGAATTTGAAGGGTTTATTTGTTGATAGGCAGTATTTAGAAAATACTGATTTTCTAAATACTGTTACAAGAATGATAGCTTCAAGTTTGCGTGTACATGGTGATGATATATCGGCAAATTATAGTTATGAATTAACGGATCTGATTACTTCAGAAGTAAATACGTTAATGCACAAACCCGAAGTTGCACAAAAATTACGAATACTAAAAGCAAAATATGATACTTTAAAATAATTTTATTCATCTATTAATATTAAAATAATATTAAATTTCTAAGCCAGTACTCAATAAAAAGAAATGTACCTTTCATCATATTTGGGGATTAGTTACTTTAATTTTGGTAAAAAAATCGGACACATTTTCCCCGACTAATCTGACATTATTTTCATATTTTTTGAAAGAACGTTGCCGAAAATCTCAAACTGTCTGTCCGGTCATCTCAAACTGAGTGTCCTTGTACAATTACTCTAAATATTGAGCATGTAACTTAAATGTTTTTCGGGTATATTTTTATTTATAACTTTTTACTTTTTGTCCGTATTTGTTATATTCAACTGTTTTACCAGATGAATCTGTTTTAAAATATCCTGTTTTTTGACCATATTTATCGTAGCTTGTTGTTACACCATTAGAATTTGTTTTATATGTGCCAACTTTTGCACCATATTTGTCATATTGAGTTGTTGTGTTGCCATTTTTTTTATATGTTCCTGTTTTAGCACCATACTTATCGTAACTTGTTGTCGTATTGCCTCTTGTTTTGTATGAACCTGTTTTAGCACCGTACTTGTCATAACTGGTTGTGGTAGAGGCATTTGTTCTGTAACTGCCTGTTTTAGAGCCATATTTATCATAAGAATTTATACTGCCGGCAAAGGTAATATTTGAACAAAAAACTAATGCTAAAATTAACGTTAAAAATTTTTTCATTACATACTCCTATAATATTAACGATAGTCTTTATAAAAGGTTCATTTAAACAGGCTTATAAATGCGATAATTAATAAAATTATAAAAATCATACCAATAATAAAACCATAAATTTCTAAAAACGGTTTTAAAATTAAAAATATCCCTATTAGCAAAGCTATTATTAGAAATTTCCCTATCGTACTTGATAAAAATATAACAAGTGCAAAAATATTTCTCATAATTATTCCTCATTATCATCAGTCATATATTCATACTCAGAGAATTTTTCTTTGAGAATTTCTTTATTTTGAAGGTTTTCTAATTCATCTCCAAATTCTTCTAAATTGCCAAGTTCTTGTCTTAACTTTTTATTATCACCACTATCAAATAAGAAATCTAATAACCCCATAATATACTCCTTTTGTTTGTATTTATATTATAAAATAAATATATGTCAGATATGGGCAGATTTAATATTTAAAAAATAAATTTAGTATAATTTAATAGTCAACTCTTTATATAAATTAGAATCAATTTCTACAAGACTTTTCTTACCATTTTTAAAGTTGATTGATAAAGTATAAATATCGTTATGTTTACCTAATAATGCACCACCAATGAGTCCTGCAGGACCTAATAAAACTCCGCCAACTAATCCTCTTGCGATGGTGCTTCCGGTATCTTTATTGGTTTCTGAGGTTACGAGTTCAATACTTGCTACGGTTGCTTTGCTTATGGTTTGATTGCCGGCGAAGCCTGAAATTTTTATTTCGCCCAAAAAATGTGTTATATTAGCACCAGCTAAATAACCTGAAATAACTTTATTTTTTGCTTTACTTCCCATTTATTGTATTCCTTTCTTTAGGTGAAAAATTATAATTTTTTGCTTACAATATCAGTGTATTTTTATTTCAAACCATTACAAATATTATGCATTTTGTCATAACCTTCTGCCCCTTCTTTTAACAGCATTGGAGGTAGTTCAAGGTCATATAAATCCAATAATTTTTTTGCTGAATTTTTAACTTTATTGTATTCAAAAGCAGAATTTACACCTGTGCGAATATTTAAAACCAAAATTAATGGTTTATTTGCGACAATATTTGATTCAAGCATTATAGGGTTTGCTCCGTTTTTTGATACCAATTTAGGTCTAAAATTATCCTTATCTATAACTAAAGAACCCAGTAACATACAGTTGAAACGCCATTCATCAACTGGATATACAGATTCTAATTCAATCAAAAAGGTATGATCATTTGAAATTCTTGAATTTACATAAAAATCACCATATTTTTCACTATGGTAAGTATAATTTAAAGGTTTCATCATTATATGATGTGCAATTCCTAAAATTATACCTAATAATGCTATAACCGTTATAATGATATTTATCTTTTTATTCATATATTTTGCCCTTCCTTTCTATTAATCAAAACCACCATTTATATTTGTTATAATAGGGTATGTATTATAGCGAGGATATACTCTTAGTTTTACACCCGATGAGCATGTCGCAATATTATATACTCCTTTTATTTCACTAATTAGCATAGGGTCTTTTAATTCTTGTCCGGTTGTTTTTATATCTTCGCCTAATGAGGTAATCTCATCACAATTCCAACCGTATGTATTTTTAGCTTGCCATGCAATGTCTGCGTATTGTAGATTTTCACTTTTCATTTCCTCATGATAGTCTGCGGGGTCCATTGTGTTATATCGAGATTGGTCAGCATTTGTAGTGTTATTGTCATAATTAGAATTATTAATGCAGCCTTTTAAAACTAAAAGTAATAATAAAATCCCTAATATGGTTAAAATATTTTTCATAATAACCTCTTTCTATTTTTATTCTATACTTAGATTGATTTTCATATTTGTGGCATAAGTACCAAATGTGGGTGCTGTAAAATTCCAAATTTCGCCAGCTCCTACTTGTTGGTATGTATAGGTGTTTCCTGTGATGTTCCCTTGAGAATCTAATAAATCGATATCTGCTCTTGCCCATACTGCTTGCTTGTTATTATTTTTTATTTTGCCTATAACAGATGCTTCTCCATATTCCGAATAACCAAATCCTTTTGATAAAATTACAAGTTTATTTATGCTAGGTTTGTTTGCTTCAATTTCTTCTTGTCTTTTTCTTTCTTTTTTTCGTTCCTGTTCTGCCTTAATGCGTTCTTGTTCGGCTTTTTTATACTCAATTTCATCAAGTCTTTTGCATTCTTTTTCTAGCTTTTTTATTTTTTCTTCTAATTTTTTGTCATTTACGTCAAAAGTTAAAGCGTATTTATATTCTTTTAAAGCCTCGTGTAGTTGATTTTTTTTACTATGCATATCACCTTGGGTTAAATAATAATTATAATAAATTGTTTTTTCATATTTGCTACAATCCGATACTCCATGGGAATTGAGGGTATCTAATTTTACTTTTGCATCTAACCAGTTCTTATTTTCCACATCAACAATCATGGTCTTATATAGATTATTATCTTGACAAATTCGTGAAATTATTGGAATACCACAGATTAAGAAAATAAATATTACAGTACAAATTATTATTAAATTCCTTTTTAAAAATGTTTTAATTTCCATATGTGCATTCCCTCTTTTGCAAAAAACAGTTATCGACTATTGAATTATAGCAATAATTATATTTATAGTCAAATATAATCAATTTTATTAAAAATAATCATTTCGGATATTAAAAAGTAATCCAATAGTATTTATTATCAAAGAAAGGAATAAAATATGATTAACAAATCAACTATTGGGAAAATTATTAAATCCTTGCGCAAGGAGAAAAATCTAACTCAGGAAGAATTAGCAGAAAAAATTGATATTTCTCCTAATTATTTAAGCAAGGTTGAAAGAGGGTTGTGTACTCTAAATACAGAGTCCTTTCTAAAAATGGCTCAGGTTCTTGATTTTACACTCGAAAGTTTTGGTATAAAAGTCAAAAATCATGATGATATAGATAAAACAAAAAAAGAGCTTATAAGTACAATTCTTTCTGCTTCGCAAAAACAAACAGAAGTTTATAATAAAACCGTAAAGTTTATTGATGAAATTGTGAAATACTAAATATTACAATATTGGGTATGTTAAGGAGTAGCTCGTCAGTTTTTTAAAATTTTCATTACCACCACACATTGGGGAAAAATATTAAATTGATTTAAACTTGTAAATTTAGCCCATACTATGAGAGGGTTTCAGAGGGTAAATTTTAAAACTTAAAATTTTAAGAAGGGTTATATGTCAAAAGGTATAAATACACCTAAAGGAAATAAAAAATCAAAATTTGAGAATATGGATTATCAAAATTTTCTTAAAAAATTTTTTAATGCAACTTTCCCGCATAAATTGATTGATTATATTCTGGATTTATCAGCCAAAGAGATTGCAATTTCATTATCAAAACAAATAAAAAAGTCTTTATTAGCAATAGAACACCCAAACAGATTTACAGTATCAGAACAAAGAGCAAATATTGTTATTCATAATATAAAAGAAATACCAAATAAAAAACTTAGAATAGATGATATAGATTGTTTTTTAAAAAATATTCCTGCCTTAATACCACTAACCATAATGCTTTTAAAGACACACAATTATTTGAATAAACTCAGTGCAAGGTATTCATTTATCGATTCAATAACAATAAAAATAAACAAAAAAGACCTTCTAAATGAATTGTTTGATAAAAATCTTTGTTCCGGAGGATTTATAAACGAAAAACTTAAAAATCTGTTTCCTATCATAGAACAATATTTTTATATGATTCCACAAATAAGTGAGAATTACAGAATATTCAATTATCTTTACTATATTATCGATAAAGCAATATATCAACCTGTAGAAAAATTAGAAGACCGTCTATTTATGGATATGAACACTTTATTAGATGTTTATTGTTTTTCACAAGATGACCCTTTTGAATACAATTTTTGCCATGGTATTGCTGATGTTCCAAATGTGGATGACAAAGTTTCTTATATTTTGTACTCAAATGTAGTTGTTCCAGAAAAAGAGCAAAAAAAGAAAGAAGAATTAAAAAACTATATAGATGCTTATAAAGAATACAACATATATAAGTATTGGTTTAACAAAATAAAATTCCTTGTAAAATACGCAAATAACAATATTTGTTATCAAAATATAATAAAGGATTTGCAAAGTTTGAATATCGGCATTACGGAAATGCATGACTACTCCAAATCTATTAAATCAATATATAAATGTCCTTTGGGATTATCTGAAGATAATTGTTCATACAAATCTGGAAAATCATGCCTGCAATCTGCATACGACAAAGAAAGAAGTGTTGCAAATTATATATATAAAACAAATGAAAATGTATATAGAATATTAACTACTCTATTTAATGCAAGCTCCGATGAAAATCTGTACAATCTTTTCGAGAAATCAAATATAAAAAATCTATGTTTAGCAGTAATAAAAAGCAAATATAATTATTTGTCAGATAAAAACGATAAGACAATATCAAATATTTTTGCAAATTATAATGAGATATTAAAACAATATTCTGCAAAAACAGAAGATGATAATATACAATATTTATCTCATACAAGATATGATGCACTTGATGATAAAGAATATGAAGAAGAAACATTAGAAGATAAAATCATTGAAAATTTATACATTTTATACCTCAATTTTGTAAATTATGTAGAAAAGCCAAACGATAAACAGAAAATACAAATCCTTAATATTATTGAAAAATTAGACAAACTGGTTTCAAAAAAATAAATCCCGAAAAATTTTAACTTAAAAGGATTTTTTCAACGCCTAAGGAAAATAGGTTTTAATGTGAATGTCAAAAGGAAAGAAAAAGAAAGGACAGACACATGAAACCTCTGAAAACTTATGAAAAAGTTATGCGAAAAATAGTAACTTTTAAATATCTTCTACCAAAGAAGAAATTAAACCCTGTTGTTATTGGGGCAACTTTTTTAGGTAATCACTACATTGTGATATACGAAATTGATAGAAAAGAGGCAGAAAATGAATAAACGAAAATCAAAAGAATGGTATATGGTTGTTGAAAATATAAAAGACGGATATGAATTTAAAATAAATGTACTGGGAAACGACAGGCATGAGGATTCATACATAAGGTTTTATAAAAAAGAACTTAAACAAAATATTTCAAAATCACTATTTAACAAATTGCTAAAAAACGGATTATATAAATCAAAAGATGCAGGGAAAACCCTTAAAAACTCTTTGTGTAGTATGCACCGACTTGTGGCAAGTCTATATTATGATTGCACAGAAAAAGAAGTTCATCATATTGATAAAAATCCAGAAAATAATGAAATATTAAATATTATACCTGTAAATGAAGATCCACGCTGCTTATTGGATAAAGATATTATATTTAATAAAATTGAATCCCATAAAATTCAAAATAATTATATACAAAATACTTTCAAATTTAGGAATGTCATAACAAATAACGAAAATCTAATAAAAGATATTTTGATTTTTGAAAAAAAAGGTTTAAATAAAAATCAAATTCACAGAAAATTTAAATCTAAAATTAAAAGTAAAAGAACATTACACGAAATATTAAAACTATATTTTTACACAGGTGAATTGCTGGAACATCTTGAATGTAATTGCTTTTCAGTATTAAAATGCACATTCTCAAACATATGGAGAAATATAACAATTTTTGACAGTATGATAAAAAAAGTAATACAAGGATTTTAAAGCAAATTATAATTAACAGTTTATAGGATAAATTTATAAGATTTTTCCTTTATAAACATTTAAAAATAAACCATTATATTTATATTAAATAAAAGTATATAAAAAGAATTGAAATAGGAGATGATAAAAATGGATAATAAAATTAGTATAAATGTCACAGTACCACAATTAATATTAGTAACAGATTGGAATAAATATTTTGAGTATCCAAAGTTAGGTACACTCAGGAGGTTAATATTTGATTCTGATAAAAATGGTTTTAATCAGGTATTAAGAAGGATAAATAAAAGGGTTTTAATCAGTGTTCCTGAGTATTATAAATGGGTAGATAAAATAAATGGTATAAATTATGAAATGCAATAAAAAAGGGCTATATAAGCCCTTTTATTTTAATGGAACTATATCTAACTTATACCCTAAAGGTATAAGTATTTTTAATAATGTGTCTATCTGAGGAGCTGTTTTAGATTTTTCTAACCTTACTAAATATTCTTGTTTAATATTACATAATTTAGCAAATTCAGCTTGAGTTAATCCTTTTTCTTTTCTTATAGCAAGGATTTTACCTAATAATTCTACTTTTAAATCTATTTCTGATAGTTCTTCCTTTGAAAGTTCTAAGGATTCTTTAAAATCAGACCATTTATTTGAATGTTTGTTTTCCATTTTATAAATTCCTTTCAATAGAATCTTTTATCAAATTTAATGCTTTTTCAATCTCCTTACGTGGAGTTTTTTGAGTTCTTTTCACAAAATGGTTTAAAATCATATATCTGTTATCTTGTTTATAGAAGAAGAAAAATCTATCTCTTAAAGGTCTTAGTTCATATAATTCGCCTTCTAAATGTTTTATATATGGTTCACCAATTTGTGTACCGTATGTTTCAAGAATATCAATGTACTCAACAATTTTATTAAGTTTTATTCTTGCATCTTTGGATTTTAAGGATTTTTCTTTTAATTTGTAGATATATTCTTGGCTTTCACTGTAGCCGTTTATATCTTGCCAAAATATTACTTCGTATTTCTTATCCATAATTCCTACCTTTATTATAACTAATTAGTTATAAAATTTCAATACTTAATACTAAAAATTAACTTTACTAAATAATTTTTCATTCATATCTGCAAGAACATTTGCAGTATGACCTTTGGTTAAATGTGAATATCTTTTTACCATTTGTAAAGTTTTATGCCCCAAAATTTCAGCAATTTCACTCAATGTTTTACCACTCATAGCTAATGAACTGGCAGCAGTATGTCTTAAATCGTGAAAATGGAAATTATTAATATTTGCTCTTTCTAACGCTTTTCTAAACCCTTTTCTTATATCTCTAGGGTGATTTTTGTCCATACTTGGGAATACAAATAAGCTCTCTTTTGTAACACTGTACTTGATTAATTCAGATTTTACAATATTTGTTATTGGAACACCTCTGTTTTCTCCATTCTTTGTATCCATAAAATAGAATAAATTATGTTCCATATCAACATTATTCCAAGTTAAATTTAAAATTTCACTATATCTGGCTCCTGTTGATAATGCTATTAGTACAACTAAATACAATTCTTCTGAAGATTCTTTACACTTTTTTAATAATTTCGATACTTCTGTTTCTGTTAGAAATCTTATCCTTTCGTTATTCTCTTTTAGTTTTCTTACTTTAAACATTGGATTTTCGTTTAGCCATTCCCAATCTCTTACACCTACTGATAAAACTGTTGATAAACATGCTAAATATCTGTTTACCGTTGCATTTGAGCGAGTCATATTTTTGTTTTTGGGTTTTATACTATCTTCAGAAGCTAATTCATCTCTGCATTGTGTCAATAAAGAGGTTGTAATATTTGATAAATAATATGCTCCTATCTTCTTTTTCCACCAGGTTAGTTGCATTAAAAACTTTTTTTTATCAGATTTTCTTTTCGGTAGTTCATTTTGGATATACCTATCAATTAATTCATTCAAAGTATGTTTTGTCGATTCGAGTCTACTAATGCTCATCCCTCTTTTTATGTCGCTTTCCATTTGACTTGACCAATCTTTTGCATCTGTCAGTCTGTCAAAAGTTTTTGTGATTGAAGGATGACCAACTAATCTAATAGAAGCTGTATACATAAATTTATTCTTCTTTTTTGAAAATCGTTTCTTAATTTCAGCCATATATTCTACCTTTCATGCCTATTTAATTGTCGTAGATTTGTCGTAATACACCATAATTAATTATAATAAATCCCAATAATTCATAGCAAATAATAACAAATCTAAATTCTTGTATTTCTTACTATATCTGCATTGTAGCATATTTGTTCAAAAATTGCAATAGAAGACATAGGGACTGAAAATCCCTGTGTCCTTGGTTCAATTCCGAGTTGCGGCATATTTTTTTATATAGGACGCAAAGCAACGTCAAATATTATATTCAATCGCTTAGTTTTAATATAACTAGACATGCAAAATAATAATGTCTGATGTATTTTTCAGTCCATTTTGGGATTGGCGGTTAGTTTGAGATTGTTGGCGGAAAGGTGCAGAAAATTAGGATTTTTTCTGTCGGAAGTTTGTTAATTACCCCTATCTCAAACTGGACGAAAACGGACTTTGTTCGGACGAAGTTTCAAAAATTTTTAATGGCTAAAATGCAGTAATAGCGGCAACGGACATGTAGTGCGAGATTGGCGGTTACTTTGAGATTTTCGGCAAGTCCGTTTTCGACCGTTTTGAAAAATTTGCCCAAAAATCGGGGAAAATGTGTCCGACAATTTTGAGAAAATAAAAAAAATAATTGATACGAAACTGACACAATGCTCGGAAGTCGTGTTCCAATGCTTTATCTTCAGAGGTAAAGTGTTTGTGCCATGAATAATAATGACTTATATATTAATATAAAGGATATCGCAGAGGCTAAAGGTTTAACCTCCACTCGTGCTATTAGATTAAAATTAAATGATCCTGAAAGTGGATATATTTCAAGAGAGGTCAAGGTTAGTGGTGGCACGAGCTATGAAATATTATTTTCAAGTTTAGAACCTGAAACTCAAAAATTATTATTAGAGAGTGAAAAGAAATCAACAGCTCTTATTCCGAGAAATTATCAGCCGGCACAGTTTGTTTCTGATAGTGCAAAATTGACCGCAAACTTCAGAACCAACATTGTAGTTGCTTTGCAAAAATTAAGAAAAAAATATTCAACTAAAAAAGAGGCTGATTCTGTATTTTTAGATTTATATAATTCAGGATTATATTTGCCCAAAGCATATAAATTTATCGGATCAATATCAATCGGAACTTTGCACCGTTGGGTTCAGGCTTTTGAAAAACACGAGTCGGCAGTATGTTTACAACCAAAATATAAATGGACTCGTCAAGGGGAATATAATTCAATATTAAATGATGAAATGAAACATATTTTACTGACATTTTTATTACATCCGAGTCAGTATAATTATGGTAAAGCAATTAAACTAACAAAAGAAATATTAAAAAAACGAGGCTATGAATGTCTTCCCTGTGATTTATCTTTCAAAAGATATGCGGAACATTTTAGAAAAAATAATTATGCAGAGTGGGTTTTGAGACGTGAGGGTATGAAAGCGTATCACGATAAAGTTGAACCATATATTGAAAGAGATATTTCTAAAATTGAGGTTGGGGATGTAATCGTGGCAGATGGTCATGTTCTAAACTTTCAAGTTATTAATCCATTTAACGGTAAACCGACAAGAGCAACTCTTGTCGGTTTTTTAGATTGGAAGTCAACGGCATTAATCGGTTATGAAATAATGATGACTGAAAGCACCCAATGTATTGCATCGGCTCTGCGTAATGCCATTTTAAATTTAGGAATGATTCCTAAAGTGGTTTATCAAGATAACGGAAAGGCTTTTAAATCTCGATTTTTTCAAAGTTGCGATTTTGAGGAGGAGGGCTTTAACGGAGTGTATGCGAATCTGAACATCCACTCCGTTTTTGCTAAACCTTACAACGCAAGAGCCAAAGTAATAGAACGATTTTTTAGAGAATTTCAGGAAGAACTTGAAAAAGGAATGCCGAGTTACATTGGAACTTGTATTGAAGATAAGCCGGCGTGGTTAAAGCGAGGCGAACATTTACACCAAGAATGGCACAAAAGATTAACAAATAATCACATTCCTACAGTTCAGGAAGCAATTAAATATATTAATAGTTGGTTGGAATTACACAACTCTCAACCCTGTCCGAACAATAGAAATATGACAATCAAAGAGATGTTAAATACTGTTCAAAAACAGAACATTCCTGTTCAAGTTTTGGATGATTTGATGATGAAAACCGAAACAAGAACTATTAATAAACATGGAATTACATTCTTAAAAATGCATTATAGGAGCGATGCAATTCTTGGAATCAGAGATAAGGTCAATATTCGTTATAGTTTATTTGACCTGTCAAAGATTTATGTTTATTCCACCAAAGGGGAATTTTTATGCGTTGCTCACAGAGTTCAGAAAGTACACCCGATGGCTCGTGTACTTGGCACAGTTAAAGATGTAGAAGAATACAAATATCAATATTCTCATCAACAAAAATTGAAAAATAAATTATTAAAACAAGTTAAAAAGACATTTCCTGATGCGGAATTACAAGTTTTAGAAATAGAGCCCGAACCGATTTATGAAATAGAAGAAATTGAACAACCAAAACCGAATCGTGAACGCAAGTTGACGGCTCGTGAAAAACAAATGCAACGACCATCATTTGACAGTAATTTTGAAAAGTACGAATGGTTAATACAAAACGGTTGTACTAATTCAGAAGATAGAAAATGGATTGCTGATTATATCAGAAGTGATGAATACAGAGAAATATATGGAGATTAACTATGGAAAACAAATTCGTAAAAACAAAAAACTTCAAAAATTTTGTATCTTTGGCAAGTAAATTAAAAAATCTGCCTGATAATATTCCTCGATTAGCATTATTGTATAGCGAACCGGGAATTGGTAAAACACATATGTTATTAAAATGGGCATTGGATAACGATGCTGTCTACATAAGAGCAATTAATGGAATGACTCAGCCGGGATTGTTGAAAAATATCGTTACTGATTTGGATTTGACGGATTATCACAATATGCAAACCAACTTCAACCATATCGTAAAATGCCTACAAAACGAGCCAAGAGTGATTATTGTTGATGAAGTGGATTATTTAATAGGTGATAAAAACGTAATAGAGATATTAAGGGACATTCAGGATATGACAAATGTTCCGATTATTCTATCAGGTATGGAATTTGTAAATAGAAAAATCGCACGATTCAAACACATAAAAAGCAGATTATATAAGAGTTTGAAATTAAAATATTATGATGAAAACGAGATAAAAGACATACTTGAACAATTGACCAATCTTCAATTTACAGATGGAGCAATAAAATATTTCGCATTAAGAAAAGTCCCATTCCGACAAATTGTTCAAACCATACAAGAGTTAGAGAGCTATTCACAAACAAATAATATTAGTGAAATAAATGAAACAAAAGTTATTGAGGTGCTAAATGAAAGACAAGATTCTCAAATTATGTCGCAGAATGCGTAATGCAACAAAAGCTGATTTATTACAAATTACAGAAATAGAGCCTACAGTTTTAGAAACTGTTTTAATGTATCTGCTTGACGAAGGGTTGTTGGAAGAGAAAAACGGTTATTATTTGCCGTCAGAGAAGAAAGATTTAACAGAGCAACCTCGTATAGAATTGCGAAAGTTACCTCTTATGATTCAATACCATTCTCCTGAAACAATAGATCTAATTATAAGGGGGTTTTGTGAAAAAATCGGTTGTCAAAAAATGTGTAATATTGCAAATGTTAGTGCAAGCACCATAACGGCATTTTATAACGAGTTTCGGAAATTGATTTATGAAAGACAAAATAATAAGCCAAAAAACTTGAAGGATTTGTTGAACTCGTAAAAGAAAAAGCACCTGCAAAACAAACAGAAAATAAAACAAAAACTAAAACCGAAACTAAAAAACCTGAAGTAAAAACTGAAGGTGACGGTGACGGTAAAAACGGAGGTGAATCTAATGGCAAATAAATTATACCAACCTTTATTGATTGAATCCGTAAAAGCGACTGCTGATATAGAACAACACAGATTTATCGGCTTTGACGGCAATTATTGCACAGCCGGTGCAAAGGCTCTCGGAGTTTCTGATGTTTCTATTGAAAACGGTCAGTATGCACCAATTGCTGTTTTAGGTACTTTGCTTGTTGAATCAGCCGGCACGATTGATGTCGGTGATCCTGTTGCATCAGATGAAAACGGCAAAGCAGTCAAAGCAACAAATGATGCTTTAATCAACGGATATGCTCAAGATTCGGTTATCGAAGGTCAAGAAGTCAGAGTTTTGAGAGGAATTTAGTTTATGGATTATTGCACGATCGATGACATTGAAACACACATCTCTACCCCTACCCTTATCCAGCTTACTAATGATGATGGTGGAGAATCTGTCGATCGTGAAGTGGCAACAGAAGCCATTGTCTATTCTTCTGCTATCATCGATGGGTATCTGCGTGGCAGATATACTCTGCCGTTGGATACCCATTTTCCTTTACTTCGTATCTTGGGAATCGATTTAAGTGTTTATCGTTTGTACGCAAGACGAATGGCTGATGAAATGCCTGAAGTCATAGAAAACGCATACAAAAACGCAATCGCAACTTTAAGGGATATTCAGAAAGGAATTATATCCCTGCAAGCAGAGAATGATTTATTTGAATCGTCAAGTTTCAATCCTGACGAGTACAGAACTAATAAAAATCTCCTCGATAAATTATTCGGAAAGCAGAGATTAAGTGAATATTAGAACTGTTGAAAACGCTATTATTGAACGACTCCAAACATCATTCCCTGAAATATTGGTTGATGGCTTCCCGGATAAACCGAGTGAATTTATTTTATTGCACCCCGTTGGAGCTTTGCTTGTTCATTATCAGGGGAGCAATTACACCACAACACAGGCTCTCGGATTTGTAACTCAAGTAAATCAAAAAGAATTCTCAATAACTATCGTCACA